TCACGAATCTTAGTTTCAGTTAGTGCTTCTGCTGTACCTGCTACATAAGCATCAACGATACCAGTACCAGTGTTGAATCCACCAATTGTACCTGGAGTTGCTGGTTCTGCTACGTTAGTTTCTAACCAAGCGTTAAGTCCGCCTGCTTGTCCAGCTACTGCGTCAGTACCAGTAATAGAAGCGTTGTTTGAAAGCATTGAAGCCTCTAAGTCACGCTTTAGTTCCTGTTGGCGCATCATAACCTGATAGCTAAGTTCGTTCGCACGACCAATAGTATCTGATTCAATAGCACGAGTCGAAACTTTAACTTCTTTAACAGAAGTCTGACTGTGATTACCTACACGAACACCAAGGTTAGTATCGTCTTGATCAATGTCGTCGCCGTCAATTACTTTGTTATCAATTGCTGGTGCCGCTAATGAGTCTTGAGTCCATTCGTAGTATTCGTTCTTGTGACTATCTGTACCGATAGCATCTGTTAGTGGTAATGGAATCTTTGAGATATCCCAAATCTTCTGCATTACATCTTCGTTAATTAAGCCATTAACTAAGGCGGATTTTAAGTTATATCCATCTAAATTGCTTGTTGACATTTAAGTCTCCTGTTGGTTTTATTTCAGTAAAGCCGATACCGCGTTAACTTGGTCACGTCTATCATTAGACGCTTTTGCTTTAGCTGTAAGTCGTTTCAAAGCCGCACTTCGTGAAGTTGGCATCTGTTTTGCCGCATTTGGTTTGGAACTTACCGGTGCTGATAGCACTTGCTTGTCCTTAACCGATTCCTTTGCTGAACTCATTCTGGACGCTTCAATCAATAGCTTCATAAGTCTGTGATCCGTTATCCCTTCAATATCTTGATGGGTAAATCCATACCTTCCTGCTAATGCTTCAACACCTGCGGAAATCTCTTTACGCTTGGCTTCATCTTTAAGTTCTGGCACTGCCTCAAACAATCTTTCCTGTTGGTACTTGATTGACTCTGCTATTTGTACTTCAGCGTCTTGATTGGCTCGGGCTTCATTGTCCTTCGCTATATCAAATGCTTGCCTAAAGTCAGCCTGCATTGCGGCATAGTTGCCTGGGTTTTCCTGCCTAAGCTGGTCCCAATTGGTTCGGTTATATTGGTCTTGAATACTCATAACTTGTGCTCTCGCGGATATGACTTCGTTACTGACCTTTGGTCCGTTTGCGGCTGATGCTATTTCGTTCGTTAGCTCAGCTTCTTTATTCGCATAAGATTCGCGTACTTCTTCGATGTTCTTATTGGCTTCATAGAAGTCTTTAAGTGATCCAAGCGTTTGTGCTTCTCCTTCTGCCATTGCTACATTCAATTCATATAAGTCACTAATTGGAATATCCAATTCAGTAGCTAAATTATTAAGCGTATCAATGTTTTCGTCATCCTCTTGGCTCTCACCTAATGACTCTTCGACTTGCTCTTCCAACTCTGGTGTTGCTTCGTCAGTTACTTCTTCTGTTTCAACCGGTGCCGTCTCTTGCTCAGTTGTTTCGTTATCTTTTTCAATTGTATTTACCTGTTCATTTTCTTCAATAAACAAGTTGGCTATTTGTTCTTGTACATTATCCATTATAGTCTCCTTATGGCTTCTCTTATGTTATATGCTATATCGTCCAGTACCTGTAGTTTCGCATATACTGCCTCTCGGTCATTAACTGTTTTACTATTCTTAAATTCTTCGTACAATTGCTTCTCAGTAATTGTAGACGCTTCGTCTACCTTGCTTATCAAAGTATCAGTAAACGATGGATGTTCTTTACTCACCTGTGCCAGTACCTTTAACTGAAGCAAGTGATAACTTAGTTGCGGCATCGCCTACAATCTTAGCTTCGTCAATATCGGCAGCAACATCCACTTTATATTTCTCCATTTCAAGTTTCTTAGCAAGTTCTTCGTAGTCGAAGTCAAGTTGTTCAGTATCGTTCTTCCAATTGCGTTTAATCTCTTGAATCTGTACTTCGATAAGTTGTCTCTGCATATCCATCTGCATTTCCTCCATCTTCTGCTGTTGTTCAGCTTCCATCTGTTCTTTCTGTTGTCTAACCTGCATCGCTTCTGGTGACTCTGGGTCAATACAGTACTGTTCAGGATGAGAAATACCACTTAGACGCATAAAGTCTAACTTCATTTGATAAATTTGTCCTTCATTAGTAGTAATACCTTCCTTACCACTGATTAAATCCTGTTGACTTGCCATAATAGCCTTTTCAAGTGCTACTTGTTGTACAAGTTTCTCACTACGTGTTGGTGGAATGACGATAGTTAAGCTATTTCGCTCTGCCCACATGCTTGGGTTAGTCTGTTCCCAACCGCTACCCATCTTAGCACTGATTTGGTCAGTGAAGTGCAAGCGCATAAACTTATGTATAAGTCCATACAAGCTGTGTATTAGTGTTTCACTGAAGTTACGAGTAGCAAGTGCTGTTACTTGCTCTAAGTTGGCAATTAATGTGTTAACACCTTGGTCACCTACATTGCTTGGCATAGCCATTTGGTTACTCTGTAAGTCAAGTGCTGAACCACTACGGTCTGTGCGTACTTTATCAAAGTAGTCAAGTGCCATCTGACAGCTTGGTCCAATGTCTGAAGTACCCAATTCCATAATACTGTCAAGTGACTTAACACGAACAATACCATTTGGTCTACCGTTAGTTAAATCTTCCATATTAACTTGATTGTCTACTGTTACATACTTCTTGTGGTTTGCGATAAGTGCGTTATCGGCCCATTGTCGTAAGAAGTGAGTCTTCATATCCTGTACATCTTTTAACTTATCGTATATTGACTGTCCATAGAACCTATGTCCCAGTAAAAATACAACTCCATTAGCGTAAGGTACACACGGTGTTTCTTCGTTTGATAGTAATATGTTTTCAACTGTTACGACCTTATGTAGTTCAGCGATACCATCACCGTCTTGGTCAATCCTTATGTAATGCTCTTCCATTTCAACTATCTGCATACTGAGCTGAGTATTGAAAAAGTTCTGTTCATCGTTTATTTGGTTACGTTCTATGCTGTCAATCTTAGTGTCAGCTGTACTGCTTGGCAATTCGTGTACTGTCTTCTTGTCATAACCCATTTCAATAAGCTCTGACTTGGTACGCCACTGTCGTTCAACACAGTAAGTACAATCGTCTAAGTACTGGTCCTTCCATTCACTTGTAATGCTGAAGTTCTCTGGTGCGACTGCTGTTACATCTAACTTGCGTGTTGTAGTTGTTCGTTTGATTGATACATTACCAGTAGCTTCGTCGAATACTGTAACATCAACTTCCTGGTTTGGTTTGTTTGGTTGTAATACTTGTGCTATTTCTTCTGGGAATAATTCTTTGTATTGTTCTTTCTCTGTCTTTACATCTACATCTACTTGTACTTTAACGATAGCATTCTTTGATAGTAACGCATCCTTAAGTAATGTTTCAATTAATATGTATCCACCGTTCTCACTCATAAGCTGATGGTTACAGAACGCTGACTCTACTCGTGCCTGCTGTTCGTCTTCTTCACTATGTGCTTGGAACTGTACAAGCTCAGGTGTTGCGAATGTTGGCATAATCTGTGTAAGCATAGCATCGATTGTGTCTGCCACATCCTTGCTTATGATTGAACTCCTACCTTCCACTTCATCTCCTCTGGGCTTGCCAAAGTAATAGCTGAGTGCTTCCTTACGGTCTTCAGTTAGTTCATCGCTGGCAAACTCACTGCCGCTTGCTTGTGCTGATTGATATCTACATTCAGCAAGTACGTCGTCATCGGTTAGTTTCTTAGATTTCATAATGCTATTTAGTCCTTTACATTCTCTGTGAGGATCTATCCATCTTACTATAATCTATGGACTCTCCCCAAGTTGTTTTAATCTTAGACGCAAATGTGTACACGAGTGAGTCTGCCATATTCGGCGAGCGCATTCCTCTGGCTTTCATATCTTGTTTAGACTCTATCTGTATACTCATATTGTCAGAACGGCCACGCTTGCGTTGTATGCGTGTGAGTTCACCCTTTAGTAGTTTAATGTCTTTAATGTCTGAGCTGATGCTTATCATATCCTCTGGATTCATAAAGTCACCGTGCTTAACTGCTCTGTATGTTGCTTCAAACCTGTCCCTAAGGTACCAATAGTACTGAGCGCGTTTGTTACGGAACACATCACCGTTGGCTCTATCATCCTTATAACTCTGTCCTGGTTCGTCTGGTGACTCAGCACCATTAAACGGTTGAACTTGTATATTGCTATTGCCTGTGTACTTTGCGAATATGGCACGACAGCCTGCTCCAACACCAATACTATCGTATGTAATGTCCGTAAGCTTCTGGTCTCTGGCGGCATTGAATACACGCTCAACACCATCCTCTAAGTTACCACTCTTCCATTGTTGTACATCAGTTACTACTGGACCGTGTCTGACACTGTAGGCTTTACTATCGTTACCTTCGTCAGCTGGGTCAAAGCCTATTGTCTTAATCCCTCTTACCTTCCAGTTCAGTTTCTTGTGTGCGTCTACGGCAGCGTCGAACCATTCTGGCATAATGAGTGAGTCTTCAAAGTCTACTGATGGTTCACCTTCCCAAATGTGCAAGTACTTGTTGTAGTTCTCCGCCTTCATCTGTTCCATCTCGTCGCGTAGCTCTTGTGGGAAGTATGGGTTATCGTGATAGCTTACCTTGCGAACATAATGTCTATCATCTTCGTATAAGTTAGTTTCTGCTAATGTATTAATGTACGGTGTAATGAATCTATCGTATGTACTATCAAGTTCATCGTATGGGTTAAAGGATATCCATATTTCACTATCGGCTTTACGAATGGTGGGTATCAGTATGTCCCAGCTGAACTCCGTAATGTTCTCTGCTTCTTCACACCACACCACGTCAACTCCTTCCAATGACTTGATCTTAGTAATGTTGTTCTTCAAGCCTTCGAATAAGAATGTAGTACCGTTCTTACCTACGATGCTTGTTTGTGTTATATCATAGAAGCCACCCAGTCCCATCCTGTCTATCGTGTCGCATAGTAAGCGATGAACTGACTCTTTGATACTGCCTTGAAACTCACGAGTACAGAGGATACGAGTGGGTTTCGATGCTCCAATGGCCACGAGTGCTTGGGCAAAGCCATAGCTCTTGCTACCACCACGACCACCGTAGAAACACTTATATCGCTTTGGTCTGAACAGTGCTTCAAAGCTATCCAATATGTTAACTTTCATTATTTGGATTCAATAACTTTTGGTTTGGGTGGTCCAATGAACTCTATCTGGGCTGTGTTCACAAACTCGATAGCGATGTTAGTCTGGATTGGGTTGTTCGCATCACCACTAAGCTCTACGGCTTTCAAGTCTGGTAATACCTTATTCAATAATAGTTTTATGGCGTTGACACGCTGTGGGGTCATGTGCTTATGGTCTGGGTCAGTATTGAATACATCGTCTTGAATTAATGTAATGAGCTCACCAGCCTTGATTAGGTTACGGTAATGGCTTCTTGTCTTGGGTGCTTTCATAATGAATCTCTCGGTTCGTAACTTTATTTATCTATATTAGTGTTTCAATATTTCCTTTCCTGGAAAATGACGTAAGTCATTGATTCATGCCAAGGAATGGAACAAAAGACTGTGTGGTTTAACTGGTAGTTATTATAGCGATTGCAACTCTAACCACACAGTCTTTTGAACAACAAACTAACCACACAGTCTCTTAAAACAGCCAAAAAGATTGACATAATCAGCCTTTTACAGTATAATAACTAAATACAAATGTATAAGTGACATTATAAATTAGCTATTGGTTCTAAGTTGAAAACGCCTGTTTTTATCGTGCTTAATGCCATTAGCATATTATTCCGACCAATAGCTAATTTATAATGTTACGGGAAGTAAGGCACCCACAACGATAAAGGAATCAATATGCAGCCAATAACCTACACATCAATACACTTACCACACACCATCTGGGACATCTTAGATGATACAACAACACGAGTCCGTTTACTTAAAGACA